CTTTCAGAATCAGAACCAACAACTGCTCCAACAAAACCAAAAACAAAACCGACAACAAAACCTACGACAAGACCATCTCATCCTGGTAAAAATCCAAACCCTGGCGAGAATCCTGCTCCAAAGGCGAAAAAGAGTGAAACAAAGGAACAACAAACCGCACCTGCACCAACAACAAAACCAGCACCAACAAAACCTGGTACAAGACCTGATACAAAACCAAGACCATCTCATCCTGGTAAAAACCCAAACCCTGGTGAGAATCCAGCCCCAAAGGCAAAAAAAGTTTCACCTGAACAAGCAAAAGATAGTGTGATTGATGTAATAATGAACTTATTAAAGAAATAATTTATGGCAAAGAAATTTAACGAACAAATAGATTACGGTAATAGACCTGAAAGAATGGACCCAAATTTAGAGAGAAAATTGGGAAGTCCCGAAAATATATACGCAAGTAATCCTGCATTACAAAAAGGAACCCAAGATGTTCAAAGATTAATTAGTAGTAGATTTCAAAAAGTTGCTAATAAATTAAGACAAGTAACTGGAATAGAAGACCTTAGTTCTAAACAAGTTCAAGGTATGGTTTACCAAGAAATGATGAGAAAACTTCCTAATATCCTAAGAATAGAGGCGGCTCACAGGGATGAACTTATTGATTTAGCAAAAGAAGCGTCTTTAGATGAAGCCGAAGTTCCTGCAGATTGGTATCAAATTGAGGCCACTTTAGGTATGCCAGATACTGGCAATTTTAGATTTGAACCTGAAGATGATAAAGAGGATGAAGAAGAAAAAGAAGAACCTTTAGAATTCCCATCTTTTGATATTGAAGATTTAACCGACGAAGAGATTTTAGAGTTAGAAAAACACAAAAGAAATATTATTAATGCCATTATCCAAGGTGCAGCAAAAAAAGGACATTATCTTTTTCAAAAACCTGAAGTTAAAGCAAGATTAGACGCTATTGACCCATCTCTTTATGGAGATTATTTGGGTATTATGGCAATCAATGATTTCTTGTATTTTAGTATGGAACAAATGATTGAAATGATGAGTCAAACAGGTCAAGGTGTTGCAGGTAAAGTGGAATTAGGTGATGCGGATGAAGATGAAGGTGGTGAAGAGGGTGAATCACAACCTGACACAAAAATCATGGCCACAGGTATGATTTTCCCAATTCTTTGTCATGAAATTATTAAAGGATTAGAAGAAGCCAAAGGTAGACACGGACTACCAAAAGAGCCAGGTCTTCGTCAAAAAGTACAAGGTCAAACAGACATTTTATCTAATGAACCAATGCAATTAAGAATTGGTCCTGAAATTGTTGAAAAAATTAGATTTGCATTACCAAATGAAATGTACGACCAAGATAATAAAGGACTAATAAACTGGTTCCATATATTGTTATATCAAATACCAGCACAAGAGTTTTTAGAAATTATTGGAAACGCCATCTCTGAAGATTCTTCAAAAGTTAAAAAAGCGACTTCAAGATTTAAAGAAATCATGAAAGAAGCAAATGAAATGAAAGAAGAATTTGAAAATTACAAAGAAGAAGAAAATATTGATTCAGATGAGGATGACGATGATGGTTTAGGAGACTTTTTAAGTGGTTTAGGTATAACATTACCTAAATAACATTTTGTGAATAGAGAACAACTTATTATTGAATTAACAAAGTGCATGAGGAATACTCCTTATGCTCTTCGTACTTACTTACAAACATACGATAATACCGTATCCAAATATGTCCCACTGGACTTATTCCCCGACCAAGTTAGTTTAATAGAAGATTACGATAAATACAATGAAAACATTGCATTAAAATATCGTCAGGCAGGTGTGTCTACAGTAACCGCCGCTTGGATATCAAAAAAATTGGCATTTGCACAAAAGAACAAACCTGAAAAAATCCTTATTATTGCCAACAAGTTAGACACATCAATGGAGATGGCTAACAAGGTTAGAGGATTTACAGAACAATGGCCTCCATGGGTTGGTATTTCATTCTCAAAAGAAAAAAACTCACAAAGACATTTTAAACTTAATAATAATTGTGAAGTTAAAGCCGTTGCAACATCAAAAGATGCCTTGAGGGGTTATACACCCACAATTCTTGTCTTTGATGAGGCGGCGTTTATCGAAGCAGACTCAGATTTCTGGTCAGCTTGTATGGCGTCCCTATCTACAGGGGGTAAAGTTATCGTTGTATCCACCCCAAACGGATATGACCAAATTTACTATGAAATCTATGACCAGTCATTAAGGAATATGAATGATTTCAAAATATCTGAGATGTTTTGGTATCGTGACCCAAGATATACAAAAGATTTGTATATGGTTAAAACTCCTGACTTAGTACATTTTCTATTAAATAGAGAAGAATATTCTGAAAAAGATATTATTAAATTATCAATGGAAAATCCATATGAGAGAGACCACTCTGTTGTAACCGATTATATTAAACAAGGATACAAACCATGTTCCGCATGGTTTGAGGGTATGGTTAAAAAATTGAAGTTTGATAGAAGAAAAGTTGCTCAGGAATTAGAATGTGACTTTTTAGGTTCGGGTGATAATGTATTCGAATCTGAATTGATGCAAGAAATATCCAAGAATACTTTACGTGAACCACAAGCCAAACTAATGGGTGGGTCCCTATGGATATTTAAAGAACCTGTAAACGGACACAAGTATGTGATGGGTGTCGATGTATCAAGAGGTGACTCTGAGGACTTCTCATGTATCCAAATCATCGATTTTGACGAAAGGGAACAGGTGTTAGAATATGTTGCCAAAATTCCACCAGATGTTGTGGCGGAAATTGCATATAAATGGGGGACAATGTATAATGCTTACTGTGTTATTGATATTACAGGTGGTATGGGTATTTCCACGTCAAGAAAATTACAAGAATTAAGTTATCAGGGGGGGTTATATGTCGACAATGTTGATACCACAAATAAATGGAAATGGGACCCAAAGATTAATGAAAGAATTCCAGGAATTAACTTTAACTCAAAAAGGGTTCAAATTATATCAGCATTTGAAGAAGGAGTAAGACACGGGTTTAAAGTATATTCAAATCGTTTATACAATGAAATGAATACGTTTATTTATATTAATGGAAGACCTGACCACCAAAAAGGACATCATGATGACTGTATTATGGGAGTATCTATGGCACTATATGTTGCAGAAAAATCATTCCAGTCATTAGAAAAAGTTACAAACCATACCAAAGCAATGATTAACTCGTGGGCAACAAATGTAACCGAAAACAAAAATTCGTCAGAATTCTTTAATCCTATGATTCCTCAAATGGGTAGAGATAGTGGTTTAAATAATGTTGGACAAGCAACAAAGGCGGATTATCAAAAATACGGATGGTTATTTGGTTCCTAATAAGTATTTATTTTATCAAACTAATTAGTAAATTATAATATGAGTCAAGAAAATCTAACGGTCTGGCAGAGACTATCAAAAACATTCGGTCCAAATTCACTATTGAATCAAGATTATCCAACCTTTAAGTTTGATAAAAAAGAACTTTTACGTACACCAAATCGAGATGATTACGAGAAAGAAAAACTTCAAGCTCAACAAACATTTTATTTAACAAATCAATGGGCAAAAGTTGAAAACAATTTATATACTCAAGCAGTTTATTATGAACCATCAAGATTATCCGCTCAATATGATTACGAAAGTATGGAATATACACCTGAAATTTCGGCAGCATTAGACATATATTCTGAAGAATCTACAACAACAAATGAAGATGGTTTTATTTTACAAATTTATTCTGAATCAAAAAGAATTAAAACTGTCTTAGCCGATTTATTTAATAATAGCTTAGATATTAACACTAACTTATCAATGTGGACAAGAAATACTTGTAAATACGGTGATAATTTCGTTTATTTAAAGTTAGACCCTGAAAAGGGAATTGTTGGTTGTCAACAATTACCGACAATTGAAATTGAACGTAGAGAATCTGGTGTGGCCGGTAATATTACTATAGATATTACTAAAGATACTGATAAAAAACCACTTCATTTTACTTGGAAAAATAAAAACATGGAATTCCAATCATGGGAGATAGCCCACTTTAGATTATTGGGAGACGACCGAAAACTTCCTTATGGTACATCTATGTTAGAAAAAGCAAGACGTATTTGGAAACAATTATTATTGTCAGAAGATGCGATGTTAATCTATCGTACATCAAGAGCTCCTGAAAGAAGAATGTTTAAAGTATTTGTGGGTAATATGAATGACGATGACGTTGAAGCATACGTAAACCGTGTTGCCAACAAGTTCAAAAGAGAACAAATTGTGGATTCTAAAACAGGAAACGTGGATATGAGGTTTAACCAAATGGCGGTTGACCAAGATTATTTTATTCCTGTCCGTGACCCTTCAGCGCCAGACCCAATTACGACTTTACCTGGAGCAACAAACCTATCAGAAATTGCAGACATAGAATATATTCAAAAGAAATTATTAACGGCTCTTCGTGTTCCTAAAGCATTTTTAGGATTTGAAGAAGTAGTTGGTGATGGAAAAAATTTGGCGTTACAAGATATTAGATTTGCTCGTACAATAAACAGAATTCAAAAAAGTATGATTTCTGAATTAAATAAAATTGCAATTGTGCATTTATTTTTATTAGGGTTTGAAGATGAGTTACAAAATTTTACATTAGGATTAACTAATCCGTCAACTCAAGCAGATTTGTTAAAAATTGATGTTTGGAAAGAAAAAGTGTTATTATATAAAGATTTGGTTTCTGACTCAGGAAACGGTATTCAAGCCACATCATCTACATGGGCCAAAGAACACATTTTTGGATGGTCTGATGAAGAAATTAAATTGGATTTACAACAACAAAGACTTGAAAGAGCGGTTGGAGAAGAACTTAAAGCAACTCCTACGGTTATTAGTAAAACCGGAATTTTTGATAATATTGATAAATTATATGGGGAATCCTCAGGTAGTACAGGAAATGCATCAACTACAGGAGCTGAAGGAACACCATCAGAAGGTGGTTTTGAGTCTGCTCCACCAGCAGGTGATGTTGAACCCCCTTCAGCCGAACCTCCCGCAGCTGAAATAACACCTGAATCTAAAAAAGCTAACATGAATATTTTATTGGAACAAAATTTTGATAAACATTCAAGATTTTTAAATTTAAGTCAAGGACAAGATTCTTTAGGAGAAATATCAAAAGAATTGGATAAGTTGTTAAACTCGTAATATTTATATTCAAAACAAACAAAATGACTTTTGGAGAAATTAAATCTATTATTGAAAATAATTTATTAAAATCCTATAATAATAAACAGGAATTTAAGAAATCATTAAAAGAGTTCAAACAAAATGTGTTGAACAATAAAAACATGTCACGTCTATATTCATTATATGACCAATTAACAACACCTCAAGGATTAACAGAAACAGAGGCAAAAGATTTTTTGGAAGAGGGTATTAATTTAATACAAAAATTGACTCCAACAATTAAAACAACAAGAATATCATCTAAAAATGTGTCAAACCAATATATTAATATTGATTCTTTGGTTTATGTAAATAAATTGGATTTAATGGAGAGAGTTCAATCAAAGAAAAATTTAATTAAAATATTAGTTTCAAGTAAACCTGAACCTATAAAAGAGTCGATTAATCTTCCATTAAAATCTATGATTAACATCGCC